TCATATTCGTCGTAGTGTTGGCGAAAAAGAAGGAATTAAAATAAACTGGCAAGTATTTGATCACGCCATTAATCCACGGGAGGAAGCAGTGAATAACATTAAAGAAAGTAAGGACGTAAGCAAAGTTTACGGTACTACGAAAAGCTCATTTCAACGAATTGGCGAAGCCAAGCTTATAATACGACATAGTGCAGCCGTAAATGAAGAAAAGCACGGCGCACGAAGCCGTCATATTCGTGCATTATTTGTTGAAAATAAAAACGGGGAAAGATTTGCATATCCGCATTTACATGTAACCGGTGCACGGGCATTTGCAAGACATATTAGCAATGGCGGTACTAACCACGATACTATTTCTGAAAAGCTATTTTCATTAAGTGAAGATTATATTAAATTACGTAAAAGTTCTCATAATCTTCGATTAACCGAAAATATTGATACAATGTGGTTAACCGCTTTAAAAGAAAGTATGACTAATATTAATCGTAAATTAAAAAGCATGCACGGTCCAAAAGGATACAAAGATATTAAAGAAACTTTATTATCTGAAAATATCATTCAGGATCAATCTGCAATTGACAATTTACATAATGTACTAGCTGAAAATTGTGGATGTAATCAAGACGACAGTTTATATAATGATCTGAAAACTGCAGCAAGATATATTGTAATATTTAAACCCCGTCAAGAACCGTTGATGTTCAAGTGGGATTCTAAACCAAATTTACAACAATCGTCTCAACAGTTTGACAATGTAAGTCAACAATTACACTGGCAACTAAGCGAATTAGCTAAAGCTTGCAACAATCAAGACGGCGCGTCGCGTTTATATAATCTAGCAGAAATGATATCCAACGGTATTATGCCAACCGACAACGATTTAGGCGTTATTCGCCAAGCATTTAAGAGCAATCGAGATTTTATAATTGCAGAAACTCCGATGCCAGAAGAAAACGAGCTTAATGAATTTTTTGATTCGTTTTCTATAGATAAAATTTTTGAAGACCCGCAATGCAATGAAACCCACGAAGGCGAAGAATGCCCTGTTCACGGAATGGAAGAATGTTCGGTTATAAGCGTTCAATCTGTAGGTGAGGATGCAGATTTAAACGAAATCTCTATGAGTCCAGACGACGAGGAAGAAGTCTATAATGACAGGGAAGAAGGCTATGATGACGAGGAAGATCCAGACTATGGTGATTCGCGTGATTATGATGATATGGACGACGACAGAATGCATTTTTCAGATCCAGGCGGACGAAGTGCATTAAGAGCTGCAACTCCGGATAATCCTCGTATCCATACTTGTCCAACATGCGGACATCCAGATAGACTAACTGCTGCGGATGTATCGAGCGGATATCAATGTGATAGATGTGCCGATGCAATGGAACGCGGACATGAAATAGATTATTATGAAGACCCGACTATTGATCACGATCTTGAAGGTGAAGCACCTGCTCCAGAAACGGATAAGTATGATCTGTATGAATCACAAGTAAAACGATTAAAAAATCTAGCAGGTATTTAAAATTTTTAACAACTAGCTAAAATGGAGACCATGTGTCTCCATTTTTTTTGAAAAACATATTGATAATTTTCAGATAATTGTCATAAATAGTATTGTTAGCAGAAGACGGAAGGACGGAATTTGCTATCTTGGCACATAGAAAGGGCACAATAAAATGGCATTATCATTAAAAGAAATACAGGCACGTTTATTAGAACAGCAAGCTAAAAAAGACCGCGTAAAGAGCGGAGGGTATACAGGGGATAACGCAGTATACCCATTTTGGAATAATCCAGATGGATCATCCACAACATTAAGATTTCTACCGGACGGCGACGAGACCAACGATTTTTTCTGGGTTGAACGGCTTATTATTAGATTACCGTTTTCAGGCATCAAAGGACAAATTGATGCAAAACCAGTTGACGTGCAAGTACCTTGCACAGATATGTGGGCTCCAAATAGTTGTCAAATCACTGCTGAAATACGTCCGTGGTGGAAAGACAAAAGTCTCGAAGACATGGCAAGAAAGTATTATCGGAAGAAGAGTTATTTGTTTCAAGGATTTGTTACATCAAATCCAAATACAGATGAGCAAGCTCCTGAAAATCCAATTCGTAGATTTATCATTAATACATCGATATTTGATTCAATTAAAGGTGTTCTACTTGATCCGGATTTGGAACATACTCCAACTGATTATGAACATGGACGTGATTATCAACTTATTAAAACAACTAAAGGTTCATATGCCAACTATACTAGTTCTAAGTGGTCTATGAAAGAACGACCACTAACACAAGACGAACGAGAAGCAATTAGCAAATATAACTTATGGCAATTAAAAAGCTTTTTGCCTAAGCAACCAGATGATGCACACGTAACAGCAATTCGAGAATTGTTTGAAGCTAGTGTTAACGGTGAACTCTACGATGTAGATCGTTGGGGACAATTTTATAAACCAAACGGCGTGAAAATTGACACACCAGCAGCCAATGATTCAGCTGTGCACGAGTCAACAACAACAGCTACTCCTGTTGTTACACCTGTTACTACTTCTGCTGCGCCAATTACCGCATCAGCAATTCTTAACAAAGTAGCTAACAAGCAAACATCTCCATCAACTGATGAATTGGTTAGTGACAAGCCAAAAGCACAAACTCCTGAAGAGATTATTGCTGCTATACGTAGACGTCAACAGCAGAAATAATTTTAACAAACTGGGGGAGTTATCTCCCCCAGCTTTGTCATCTTAAAATATTCATCATTTAAAAAGGAGTAATATAATGAAACCATTTGATATTTCAAAATTCCGTAAAGATATTACAAAAAATATCCCAGGAATTTCAGTTGGGTTTTCGGATCCTGATACATGGATAAGCACAGGATCTTATTGCCTTAACTATGCAATCTCTGGTAATTTTAATAATGGAATACCATTAGGTAAAGTAACCATGTTTGCAGGACAGAGCGGTAGCGGTAAAAGTTTTATTTGTTCTGGAAATTTAATTAGAAATGCACAAAAGCAAGGCATTATGGTTATATTAATTGATACTGAAAATGCGCTTGACGAAAGCTGGTTGCATCCTCTGGGTGTAGACACATCTGAAGATAAACTTCTCAAAGCTAACATGGCAATGGTCGATGAAGTTGCTAAACTTATCAGTGATTTTATGAAAGGTTACAAAGAACAATATGAAAGTGTTGACGAAAACGATCGACCTAAAATATTGTTTGTTATTGACAGCCTTGGAATGTTGTTAACCCCCGCAGATATCTCACAGTTTGAAGCTGGAGACCTAAAAGGTGATTTTGGACGTAAACCAAAAGCATTAAATGCACTGGTTAGAAATTGTGTTAACATGTTTGGTGCCTATAATGTAGGAATGGTGGTTACAAACCATTCATACAGCTCACAAAATATGTTTGATCCAGATGACGTAATCACCGGCGGTCAAGGATTTATATATGCTAGCTCTATTGTGGTTGCTATGAGAAAGCTTAAACTAAAAGAAGACGAAGATGGCAATAAAATCACAGACGTCACTGGTATTAGAGCACAGTGCAAGATCATGAAAACACGTTATAATAAACCTTTTGAACAAGTTGAAATTAAAATACCATGGGAAACTGGAATGAATCCTTATAGTGGATTAATTGATATGTTTGAGAAAAAAGGTATATTGGTAAAGGACGGCAACAAGCTAAAGTACACAGATAAAACCGGAATTGAGCACAAGTATTTTCGTAAATCTTTACCAGATTCTTTACTAGATCAAATTATGGCCGAATGGGACGAATCAAAAGCATCAAAAAGTGTAATAGAAATCTCAACCGACGAATCAACTAATTCTTAATAAAATTAAACAAGTTGGTACAACAGACTTGTCTGCAAGGCATAGCTTAACAATAAAAACAGTATAAAATTATATTGAAAAATACGCGGCTAAAATCCGCGTATTTTTAATGAAATATAACGGATATAATAAAATATAAAATTGCAGAGTATACAATGTAATTATATCAAAAAGTAAATTGTAAATAGTCACATTTTTCGTTAAAAAACTTATATAGTATGGAGAATAACTATGGACCTAACTGCTGCTAATTTATTGGAAATTTGGGATTTGTTTTCCGACATTGTACCAAATTCTAAAAAAGGTGATATTGCAATAAAATTTATTAAAACGTTAGTTGATCAAGATATTGAATTTGATGAGATAAACGAATTGCGAGGCGAAGATGAATATCTTGATGATGCAATTGATTTGCTAGAAGGATCAACTTCATCTGACTCGTACGACGAAGACGAAAACGATAGATAAGTAACGATATGTGGTATTATAAAGTAGTTAACAATCTTGGAGAAATACCAGCTGCAATCTCATTCTATGAGAATGAAATAACAACTGGTTATATAGAGTGTAAGCTTAGCGGAAGCCTTGAACGAAACTCACAAGAACTGTCCGGTATTATGTCGTATAGATTTGGACAACTTCAGGAAATTGAAGCTATATTGAAATACCTTAATATAAAATATGATAAGATGCGATCCGACCATTATAAAAAATATCTAGAAAGATATCAGCGTGAATTATCGGATCGCAGCATTGAAAAATATATCGATGGCGAATCTGATATTGTAGATATGAGTGTATTAATTAATGAAGTTAGTCTAGTACGAAATAAGTATCTTGCGCTAATGAAAGGGTTAGACATAAAAAATTGGCAAATAACTAATATTGTTAAGTTGCGTGTAGTTGGATTAGAAACTACAACATTAGAACAGGGTCGTATCGGATCTTAATTTTATTTGTTTCTATGTGAATAGTAAGTTGTTATCTTAACGTTTCGTAATATAATCTATATTATTAAAATTAAATTGTTAGAATAGAAAATAAGTAACACATGACATCAATATGCGAAGTAATTATAGAAGACGAATGTAATATTAAAGTTAACAATCTTGATCTGGTAACACGGCGTAAATGTGTAAATGCGGTTAAGTACTTTTTACCTCATGCCAGATATAGTCCCGCATACAAATTAGGTCGATGGGACGGTACTACAAGTTTTTGTACTATTGGAGGCCGGACATATCTTAATCTGCTAGATAAAATTCTACCAGTTATAATTGAAGAAGGTTATGAGTTTGAAATAACAGACAACAGAGCATCTCATAATTTTAGTTTTGAACACATTGACGAAAATTATCTAGCACATTTAACTTGGCCGCCGGGACATCGGTTTGCTGGGGAGAAAATAACTTTACGCGATTATCAAGTTAAGATAATAAATGATTGTGTATCTAATTTACAAGGCATAGCTGTTGCTGCAACAGGTGCAGGCAAAACTGCTATAACATGCTGTTTAAGTAAATTAGTAGAACCCTACGGGAGATCTATTGTTATAGTACCAAATAAAAACTTAGTTCAGCAAACTGAAGAAGATTATCGAAATATAGGTTTAGATGTTGGTGTAATATACGGTGACAGAAAAGAATATAACAAAACACATACTATTTGCACATGGCAAAGCCTTATGATACTGGATAAAAAAAATAAGGATTGTTTAGATGACGGTCAGATGGAAATATTTTTAGATAATCTGGTAGCAGTTATATGCGATGAAGTCCATTCAGTTAAAAATACAAATATATTACACACTTTGCTTACAACTGTTTTTGCAAATATTCCTATTAGATGGGGATTAACAGGTACTATTCCAGAAGAGGAATATAATCAAGTTAGTTTAATTAGTGCTATTGGTCCGCAGATAGGACAGCTAACAGCTAAAGAATTACAAGATTCGGGTCATCTAGCGCAATGTCATGTCAATATTCTACACACACAGGATACTGCAGTTTATACAAACTATCAGGAAGAGCTTAAATATCTTGTTACTAATAAAAAACGATTAGAATGGGTTACATCTCAAATTTATGAAATTTCTAAAACAGGTAATATATTAATTCTGATTGATAGAATTGAAACAGGTAATATATTAAAAGAACTAATTCCCGAAGCTACATTTATTAGCGGTAAGATGAAAGCAGCTGACAGAAAAGAATACTATAAAGAAATTAACTTAGCCGACAATGCAATTATGATAGCTACATACGGTACTACAAGCACAGGTATAAGTATAAACAGAATCTTTAATCTAATGTTAATAGAGCCCGGAAAAAGTTTTGTGCGTGTTATACAAAGTATCGGTAGAGGATTAAGATTAGCCGATGATAAAAGCTCGGTAAACATATATGATATAGCAAGCAAATGTAAATTTTCAAATCGACATCTTATAAAAAGAAAGAAATTTTATACGCAGGCTCAATATCCATTTCAAGTCACAAAGATGAATTATTAAA